GCTCTTTTCAACTTTGTTGATGAAGGCAACGAGCCGCTGAACGAGTACTTTCGGCAGATCTGGATCGGTTACCCGCCGGCGTTGCATAAGCCGATCAGCGAGGCCGTACGTGCCGGGATCGTCTCTCAAACCAGCAACGTGCAGTTCCAGGATCTCAACATCAACCTGATCCAGATGCCGCGACTCACCTCTGACTCTGCGGTTGATTACTATGTTGGGATTCAAGATGCAGAGGTCCGCGGGTTGTTTTGGCAGGACCGCGAGGGCGTCTCCCTCGAGGAAATGGGCCCTGGATCCTCATCCTGGTTCGAGAAAGAGAAACAAGCTTTCAAAGCGCGCTTGCGTGGCCGTGCAGTGTATGGCCGTTGGCAACGGCTCGTGAAAGTCAACAACACCTAATCCAACCCCCCTGTTCCCTCCCTCCCTGGCTGGCTCCGGCCAGGGAGGGAAACAGGGAGAGCGAGGTTAGATCATGGCATATCTGATCAAGAGCAAGGGTGGATCGTTGGCAATGCGTGATCCGTCCGATGGCAAGATGAAGCAACTCAGCGTAGCCGACTGGGTGCAGTTTGAAAAGCTGCCCGGTGGGATCGGCGAGTACGGTGACGGGGATGTTGCAGTCAAGGAGATCGTCAAGGCCCCGACTCAGGCAAAGAAAAAGATCAAGGACGAGAACGAGGACGAGTAACCAGTGGGCTACGCGGCGACTGCAGATATCCAGGCACGGATCCCGTCACGGACTATCGGGGCCAGCACCGAGCCGTCCACGACCCAGGTCGGCCTTTACATCACCGATGCCGAGGCGAAGATCAATGGTGCTCTGCGTGCGGCCGGTATCACAACGCCGGTCGAGGATACTGATGGCGTCGAGATCATAACCGCTTGGGTGGCCACCTACTGCGAGGGCCGTGCACGTATGGCTTGGGCTGCGGGTGCTGGTGATGGCGACAACGACGATGGAAAGGACATGGTCGACTGGTTCAATAACGTGTTGATCCAGGATATCCTCGACAAACCCACAAAGTATGAGTTGATGTTGACCGGTTCCGGCTCGAGCTCGGTGCAACTCAAAAGCTACATCCTCGACAACAACGACGACAAAACGATCGATGGCGGCGACTTTGACCCGATTTTCGACACTGACACCGCACCCGAGGATCAATGGTGATGGCGTCCAAGGCTCGATCGGCTGGTACTGCTGGTGTCACGGTCAACCCGTCACTGAAGCGATTAAGCGGCGACCTCGCCCGGGCTGGGATGGAGTTTGATGACTTTCGCGATGTTTGGGCAAACCTCACCCCCGATATCAAAAAAGAGTTCACTAGGACCGTCCAGAGTCGCGGGCAAACGATCGGTGCGGTTTGGCCACCACTGACAAAAGAATACGCAAAACGCAAGGGCGGCGGGCAGATCCTTAGGAAGACCGGTCGCCTGTTGAGCTCAGTGCGCCTGCTTTCGAAAGCGAAAAAGGCGATGAAATTTGGAGTGAAAGGGGTCGAGTACGCACATGCGCAGTGGGTGCGCCGGCCTTTTTTGGGCGTGACCAAGAACATGGAAACGGCGCTAAACAAACACGCGCAGGATTTTGTTACGTCGAAACTGAACAAACACGGCTTCCCGGTGAGGTGATTGGTGGCTGGTGAGCAATATGGTGATCTCGCAGTGAAAAGTCTGCTTGATTACTTTGAAACCAACCTGGCCACCCAGATCGCTGCGGTGGAGACAGCCCAAAGCCTCACCGCCGGATCCCTGCCCGATCCAGATGACTATATACCCGCGCAGTTCGATTCCGATCCTCGTCCGCAACTATTGCAGGTGTGGGCGGTTGATGGTGGCCCGGTCGAGGAATATGCGACGAGTACCGATAGGATCGCGATCTACAACTGCGCAGTGCATTACGAGGTAATTGGTGATGCCGATGCCGAGGCAGGGCAGCTGATGATGCGCCGGGTGCTGACGGCGATGATCAACACTCTTTACGGATCCCGGACGCTGGGCGGGAAAGTTGTTTCCGCGGTCGACACCGGGCACGAGCTGCTTGCGGACAAGATCGGCGACGCCAAAACAAGACACAGTATCCAGCTCAACGTGGCCGTAACAGTGCATGAGACGTAGGAGGAAATAATGCCGTTAATGCTACCGCCAGAGGGCGCAAAAAACATCCTATATAATCTGGTCCGTGCCGTTGAGGGCGTGCCGATTGAAGTCAAGGAGATCGATGCGGCGGCCCTCCTATCGGAGGGTTGGGAAATGGCACAAAGGCTGACACCCCCACGGGCGCCCGTGTCGATCGGGTCTGATGATGACACACCAACAATCGGGATTAACCCCCTGGATAGTGAGGGATAACAATGCCAAACCCAGCACCGGGTCAACTCCAACTACACTGGATCAAGGCTCAAACAACCTATGACACGATCGCCGCCTATGCAGCGACCGACGCAGTATCTGGCATTATCGACACGTTTAAAATCGATGGCGAAAAAGGCTTCGAGGAGCTCAACGAAGCGGTTGGGACGGCCTCCCATCAGGGGTCGATAGCAACCACCCGCGGAGGAAAATTCTCCGGATCCTTTCTTGTAAAACCGGCGGCGGCTGGTACCCCCCCTGATATCGGTCCGGCACTGATCAAGGGCGCAATGGGCGTCGAGACGATCAACGCAGGGACCTCAGTTGTCTATACGCTCAGTGATACCGTGAAAACGCCACTGCAGGGGTGCCTTAATATCGCGAGCAACCTTCAACATATCTTCAGCGGCGGCGTGATTGAGGAAATGACGATCGAGATTTCGGGCAACGGGATGCCTACGGTCTCGTTTTCTGGATCGTTTGCGACGTTTGGCCATTGTTATGCTGACGTAAACAAATCAGCAGAGCCACAAGCAGAAACCACGATCGCTTTGGATAACGCATCGATCGGTTGCGTATCACCGGGCGCAGTGATCGGATTCGAGGACGACAACAACAGCGACGCCGGTTACACGGTGACCGCAGTGGATTGGACCGCGGGGGCGGCCAATTTTACAATTACTCCAGGGATCGCCGGAGCACCTGGGATCGGAGCTGGTGAGGCGTTATTTCCTTTGGTCCCAAGCCAGACAGTTGGCGGAACCGCAATTGCGGCAGTGGCTTGCGGATTCACAATCGATTCACAGGCGCTTGGGTTTATCAAGGCAACGATCAAGTTAACCACTGGGTGGGGGCTTCGAGACAAGGAAGCGAGCTCCGATCGGGCGCTCGGGATCGTGCGAACTGGTAAAAGGATGGTGACGGGCTCGGTGGACTTCTACTTCCTTGATAGTGCAACGGGTAATGCACCGAACCTGGGTAGAAGCTGGGACAGCACTACCGTGCGTGATCTGTTCCTCCGTGTTGGCGCTGATACCGCGGCGGCTCGGATGAAGATCGACCTAAACAAGTGCCTATGCAAACCGCCTGCCTTCAATATCGGTGGAGATGTGGTCACCGCTTCGATGGCGTTTGACGCACAGCAAAACGCTGCCGCGGCTGACGAAATGATCGTCACTTTCGACTAGGAGCGATTGTGAGAACAATCAAAAGATATAAACCCGGCGAACTCCGGCGGTTTGTGCCAACAGCATACGACAATATCAAGGACCCCACGCCGGTGACAGTCTGGCTGCGTGAGCCCACGGAGCGGCAACGCCGAGAAATCGCGGCGTTTGGCCAGACGATCCGGGTGACCGGCGATAAGGATAACCCGACGCTCACCCTTGACGCGGTGGACGATCTCGCCCAACAGCATCAGGCCGTCGAGAGCTGTGTTGAAAAGGTTGAAAACTACACGGCATGTTTTACGGCCCCCGACGGCGCAATCGAAACAATCGAGATCACCAATGGCGAGCTGCTTGCGCGGTATGGCGAGCAGCTGTTTGTCTATGAGGCGGCAATGCAGGTTCTGCGGGCGGCGACTCCAAGCGAAGAGGTTAAAAAAAAATCGAGCGGGCTGCCGAGCTCCTCCTTGCCGGTGACGGTTCCCTCGAGTGGAGGTGCGACGAGTGCAAGCAACAAGGGTTTGACCGGATTAGAAACTGCGACGGTACAGGATCCGGTTTCGCCCATGTAACCTTGGCTGGTTGGAGGTTTGATCGATGTCCGAAAGCGTGGCTGAACACCGAAGCGACCACGGAAGCAAACGCCGTCAACGATGCGGTGTGGTTTCGGCGCTTTGGTGTGCTCCCTGCAGACGGGGCGCTGCTGGACCAGCACCCGATCTGGATCTTGGCTGTCGAGGTTGTCGAGCGGAGATTGGGTCGTGGCGCGCCAAGTAGACATTACTTTCAAGGCCAAGGACCAGGTCTCCCCGGTCACCCAAAAGATCTCCAAATCGGTCGACCGGCTTCCTGACCAATTTGGGAAATCAGCCACAGCGCTCAATATGTTCGGCAACGCATCCACCGCCATGGGTGGAAAGGTTGCAGATGCCGCAAACAAGGTTGCCGGCCTAGGTACTATGATCGCGTCTGGTGGTCCTGTCGGGATCGCGATCGCTGGGCTCACTGTGGCCGTTGGTGCGGCAACCAAAGCTTGGGATGATTATAACCAAGCATCGGAGCGCAACCGGGCCCTGATGGAGCTAACGCACCAGACTATCGGCAAAACCCGCGAGGCGATTGTCGATCTTGAAACTCAACTAAAATACTTTGGAAAGGACGCCCTCGAGGTACAGATCGAGCAACTCAAGGAAGGGATCAAGTATCGCGAGGAGGCGATCGCGAAGGATCAGGCGTCGCTCAAGGCAACAAAGGAGCTCGGCCGTGGAAAAGTCGAGCTCGTCATGATCGAAGAAAAGCTTGGCGACAAGGTCGAGGAGTATGTTGACGTAACCTGGGACAGTATCAGGCTGGCCCGGGACGAGCTTAGTATCCAAAAGGAGAAGCTTGGACAACTGCAAGCGCTGGCCGACCGCTTCAGAGAAAAGGCAGATGCGGAAGATCGCGCAAAGGATGCGGCCAAACGTTCGGCCGCTCAAGAGAGGGAAGCACTCGCCGACTTGCGCGAACATGCAAAGCTGATCGCGGCAATCAACGGGCAACTCGAGCAGATGGATAGCGAGATCCTTGGGGTCGCCAACTCAACCGGCGAGTTTGAGGCGCGGCTTGGGCGATTTGCTGGGGCGGCACGCTCTGGAATGACATTGCTAAAGCATGAATTGACCGAGGCCGAAAAGCAAGCGGCCGCGGCGGCAAAGCAACAAAAGCAAGACGTGCAGGAGCTCGAGCAGATCAGTAAAGCGTCCGCGATGGGGCTGTCCAATAACCTTGGCTATGCGTTCGCTCAGATAGCTGTCGGTGCCGAGGGCGCTGATGTCGCGATGTCTCGTGCGGTGATTAGTTCGGCAAAAACCGCCGTCATGTCCTACGCTGCATCGGGTGCCGCGGCAGCCGCCTTTTCGCAGGCGGGGATCCCGATCCTTGGTCCGTTTCTAGCTATCACCGCAGCGTCCACCATGTTCGGAATCATCGAAGCTCTAATGGCAGATATTCCTGAGGCCGCAAAAGGGCTACGTGTGAAGGGCGGTTATCCCGGCGTCGATTCGGTACCGGTCATGATGCAACAAGATGAGGTGGCCCTATCGGTGCACCAGACTAAGCTCCTTGATCGGTTTGTGAACCACCTCGAGGCGCAAGACAAGCGCGGTGGCGGTTTTGGCGCTGGGTCCGGCGGTCTAACCCAGATCAACCATTTCACCGCGGTCGGGCCACTGATTAGCGCCGAAACCATGCGGGCAACCCGTGCGATGCGCAAACTCAATCGACGCGCAGCCAGCAGGGGGCACTGATGGCATGGTCTGAAACAGGACTTGCAAGCAGGGAGACCACGGACCTCGGCAACGACAAGCCACTAGTCGCCGTGCAGGCGATCCCGGTGAGCCCAACCACTGTCAAATGGGTGGACGGGACGCAGGTTGGCGCTGGTGGCAATCTCGGCACCTGGACCGACCGCACAGATTCGGACTACCCGGCGCGGTACGCCTACGACGGTTACCCCGGGTACATCACCAAGCCAGACGCGACGGCCGACAACGAGTGGTATCTTGCTTTTGACCTTGGCGAGGCTGTCGATTTCGATTGTGTGTTTTTGATCGGCTCCAACTTTGGCACCTTGGCCCTAACCACTATTGATGTCGAGGTTGCTGATGATAACGCTTTCGCGGGCGGCGATCTGCAGACAGTGGCGACGCTCGCTGCGTCCGACGATCGCAGGGCTGACTTGTCGATCGGATCGTCCGCTAACCAACGAGTAACTGCCCAGTACGTGTGGTTGAAGCTAGCCCGCGTGGCCAATTTCACGCCGCAGTTGACGGAGCTCATTCTCGGGCGGCGGCGCCAATGGCAATACAAGCCAGATCGGCCTTTCGGTGACAAGAACCTGAGAAACGAAACCGCAACAGCAAAGACCGCCGGTGGGGTGAGTCACAAAACGGTGTTTGCGCAGAACCAATTCACGCTCGAGTGTGGGTTTCCGTTGGATGACTCGAGTTATGTGACTGACATGGTCGCCTTTTTCAAGGCGTGCCGTGGGGCTTTTGTGTGGGTTTACGATCCGAGCTCTGCGCCGAACAGTTGGCATTTACTGATGAAGGATGACGACAGCTTGATTATGCCAATGACAGAACCAAGTCGCTACGAGGTGAGCCTCGTAGCGAGCGAACAGGGGCCAGAACAGTATTGGCTGGCAAACGAGTGAACCGGTGAGCCTTACTCCCACAGCCGCCTGGTATCAGGCAGTAACAAGAGCCGAGGCAAAGATTCGGTTTTACGTAGCGATCTACGATGGCACCAATACATGGAAAGCGGTCAGCGGGTCGATGGATTCCGGATCTGATCTCTACCTCGCCACTATCCCGGTCGCGATCCAGAAGGTGACACCAGTGGCGATCGAGTTGGATCCGCTCACCCGAGAGACTCAGATCGGTGAGCTCTTTCTGGATGTTGACGATAACTGGATCCGCCCGATCATTGTGAACAACCGGATCAAGGGGCAGCGCTGCACGGTGAAGCTTGGGGCCGCAGAGCTTGACGAGTCGGACTTTATGTCTTTTTTTGTGGGTCCGATCGAGGAAATCCACCCTATCGACGGACACACGGTGAGCTTGTCCGTGCTCGATCCGTTCACCGTGCTCAACAATACCAAGATCACCGGGCACTGGATCAACAAACACCCGCTCGAGGTGCTTTATGACGGAGCAGGCGGCGGGATTCTTGAAAAGTGTGATCTCGCCGCGGATCTGATCGATGAAGACTCGCTTGATCCGTCCGATGCAGTTTATACAGGCGACATCTCTCATTTTATCGTGTCGAGGGGCGGTGCACACGGCTCCCACTGGACCGGCGTTAACGACCCGGTCCCGGCGTTCCAGCTTGCCCAGGAGATTACGCGCCTGCTCAACGGCCATTTTGTTGCCAACGAAGCGGGCGAGCTCTCGTTCGTGCGCTTTGACGCGTCGGCATCTGCTGTTGACGATTGGACGATCAACGACATCATTCCAGGCAGCTTCCGGCAAGACTCGCTCGAAGGAAACGTGGTCAACCGGTTGATTTGTAAGTTTGGGGCGACAGTTGGATCACAAAACACACCGCAGGAAAGCTATCAAGCTGACGACACGGCCAGCCAAACAACATACAAGTATCCAGGGCAGACCGAGAGGATCCTGGGCCCAGACCCTTGGACAACCAAATGGCTCGATGGAGGAATGAACCTCCTCTACGCAGCGATCGCTGCCGGTGACAACTCCCTGCGCCTTTACAGTGGCAACGGACATGCTGTCTCTGGATCCAAATACGGGTCACCGGCATGGGCTACGGTTTCGGCGGCACGGCCAGTTTATCTACTGCTCGACTCTTCGCACATCCCAGGGATCGCCAATATCGAAATTGTTAAAGCCACGGGCCTGACGATCAATCAAGGCAACATTGGCGTTGAGGTCAACGATCCAGATACGGGGTATCGGCTCGAAACACATTATCACGATCTGACTTTCACAGGCGTATCACGTGGCCAACTCGACACCGACGCCAGTGCCCATAAGGGATCCGTCAGCGCAACCACGGCGTTGACGCTCGTTTATGACATCACGATCCTCGTCAACCTCTTCGATGAGCTCTTGGGGCGGTTCCAAAATGGTTGCCCGGTCATTAATGTTGATACCTTGCTGACCAAATACCCGCTGCAAATCGGCGACTTGATCACGCTGACCTGGTCCCATTTTGTCGCATACGGGTACGACGGGATCACCGATGCCGACAAGTGGGAGATCGTTGGCAAGGAGCTCGACATCTATAGTAATCCGCCGGTGATCAAGTGGGCCTTGGCTTATGCTGGGACCAGCGCGATCACCAGGACAGCAACACCGGCAGGGCCGCTCGCGTTCAGTGATATTGGGCAACGATATCAGAGCTCCGATCAGACGGTACTCGAACAGCCACATGTGGTGTGGGGTCTGGACATAGTGGACGCCGGTGATCTTGATTTCACAGTGGAAAAGGGTGAGGCCGCTGCCGCGGTTGGGCAGCGCTGCCACCTAAAATCCGACCGAACCCTGACAGCCTATGCGAGCCGTGACAACTACGTGATTTTGGATATCCCGACGGGCAACATCGTGATCGCACCGGTCGCCAATGGAAATCCGGCGCCGGAGTTTCTCAATCGCAGCTTGCTACTTGGCATTGTGGAAACCGATGCCGTTGACATCACCGGGATCACGACCGACCCAGACACGGACCCGGTGGATAACATCACCAGGATCGGACTGCGGTCCTTGGACGATATACAGGACGGGTCGACATATCTCAGGGTGACTGGGGTCAGTGCAGGCCATCAGTGTCAAGCGGCATCTTTGGCATCTAACTCAGTGGAGGAGGCAAAGATCAACGCCCTCGCGGTCACGGAAGCCAAGATCGGTGCCCTTGCAGTCACGGAGGGGAAGATCGGTGCCCTTGCAGTGACCTCTGGAAAGATAGGGGCCTCTGCAGTAACGACAGCAAAGATTGATGATGGTGCGGTCGGGTACGTAAAGCAAACCCTGGGGGCCGAGCGGTCTAGGGCGATAAACGTCAATCCCAGCCTGGACATGTTCACGAAAGGGTAATCCACAATGGCCAAAACTTACCCACCAGACGGATGGACACCAAACTCCTGTACCTGGAGTACACACGTTGATCACAACACCGCGCTGACCAACCGAATCGGTGGAAGTTGCATCCAGTTCAAAAGTGCTTGCTCTGCGGGATATCTTGACAGTGACCATTTCATTCCTGTTGAAACCGGCCGTCCATATTATGTCCGCGCTTTGGCACAAGCCGACAGCGTAGCAGCCAACTGCCTGGCTATTCTCCGAAGCATCGAATACAACCAGAGCCAGGTCGCAGTCAGGACAAACACTCTCTATTCCGCAGTTTTGGCTGGAGCTGGTTCCTGGTACGAGATCGGCGGGATTGTCTCAACAACACACGCCAATACAAGATACATCAAACTGCAGTACGGAAAGACTCACGTAGGAACCGCCTTTAACTGCTACTTTGATTATGTCGGCTTGGAAAAAACCCCGCTGGCTTTTTCATCCTATCGGTCGTCAACTCAGTCAATTAATGCAACGACAAACACGACGATCACCTATAACGCAGAAGCGTTTGACTATGGTGCGAATCACTCGGCTGGAGTTTGGACTGCTCCCACTGATTGTTGGATGAATTTTGAGGCCGCCGCTCAAATTGTGTCCTTGGATGCGGGGTCTTTTGCCCAATTGGCGATCCGCGTCAATGGATCAGTGGTTGCCTATGGTGATCGAGCATATGCTCCCGCAAGCGGAGCAGTCTCCCAGATCGCCAGATGCAGTTCTGGTCTGGTTGCGGTCAATAGGGGTGAAGCTTGCGACGTGCAGGTCTACCACGATGCTGGTGGGGCAAGGAACGTCAACTCCGGTATGTCCGTGTCATTTTTCAGAGGGTGGCAGGTGATTTGATGAGGCTTCAATTTCCAACCAAGGTCCAGGTTACCGCGCCGCTTGAGGCCGACCAAATGCGTGTGGAAAAACTCGAACTCGACTTTCTGCACCAAACGTGCCTGGTCATTGTGCAGCTGATTGACACGGATGGTCAGGGGCCCGGGCAACCGGCTCTTGTCGATCGGCGACCGGTGACAATGGGGCTCGGTGTCTTAATGCAAAAAACGGATACCAAAAAACTAGAAAAAGAAGTCCTTGAAGTGCTTTCGGATACCCAGACGTTGCCGTCCGGCGGAACCATAGAGGAGTGATGCAATGCGAAAATTACTAACAACCCTGGCCTTGTTGGCTATCGTGGCACTCCCTGCTGGTGCCTCGCAAGATCAGCACCTAACCTACCCACTCGGTACCGTGTTAAGCGGCGTTGCTCTTAACGGGGCAGCAGCAACGCGGACCTTTTATATTGGGCCAAACGCTCGAGCCTCGGACTACACCGATAGCACGGACGCCACCAGCGGCCCCCAGTTGCGCGGTTTCAGTAAGTTGTTGCTCGAGCTCAAGTACACCCACAACAACAACGGGGCGATCACCACCACCTGCACCGGCGGGGGTACCAGGGCAACGGCAACCTCGACGTTGACCACCTGCACGGTCGCGGCCGGAACCTGCACCGTCAACTTCGGCGGTGTGTTTGTAACCTCGAGCTTGAGTGCGGACAAGGATTGGACCCAAGTCATGGGGCTCAACTCTGAGCCGGCGATCAAGTGTGTGATCTCACACGGCGGGACTCCCGATGCCGATGACACGATCACGGTCAACGCCTGGCTGATGGCAGATTAAGGGGTTTGAGATGAAAAGGATCCTCTTTGTACTTTGCTTGTTGCTGCCTGTCCCGGCTGTTGCGGATGAGCTCTATCCGACAGCGGAAACCGCCGTTGGCGGGTCGGTGTCAATCGGGATGGACGATGATACGGCGATCGAGTTTGGCGACGGTACCGATTGCTGGTTTGTCTGGAGCACCACGGGCACTGACCACTTTGAACTGAAGTGCACCGATGTGGATGGCGGGGGCACGGATGGTCAGATTTTCTACGTCAATACTGGGACGGATGACGTTGTGTGGTTGGGAACGGGTACATGGCCCAATACCGGAATCCACATCTTGGACACGAATGCAACCCACGATCTGATCTTGGCCCCAGGTTCGGACCTGACAGCCGATCACACCCTTACCCTCACCACTGGCGATGCTGAC